GGTGCTGCAGGTGCTCAAGGTGCTGGAGGAGCTACAGGAGCACAAGGTGCCAGAGGACCTCAAGGTCCAACAGGAGCACAAGGTTCTGGAGGAGCTACAGGAGCACAAGGTGCTGCAGGTGCTCAAGGTGCTGCAGGTGCTCAAGGTGCTGGAGGAGCTACAGGAGCACAAGGTGCCAGAGGACCTCAAGGTCCAACAGGAGCACAAGGTTCTGGAGGAGCTACAGGAGCACAAGGTGCTGCAGGTGCTCAAGGTGCTGGAGGTGCTGGAGGGGCTACAGGAGCACAAGGTGCCAGAGGACCTCAAGGTGCTGGAGGGGCTACAGGAGCACAAGGTGCTGGAGGTGCTGGAGGGGCTACAGGAGCACAAGGTGCCAGAGGACCTCAAGGTCCAACAGGAGCACAAGGTTCTGGAGGAGCTACAGGAGCACAAGGTGCAACAGGTGCTCAAGGTGCTGCAGGTGCTCAAGGTGCTGCAGGACCATCTACTGCAATTAATGCAACAAATACTACTGCAAGTGGTACATATTATCCAGTTTTTATTGCTGGTGCTGGGGTGAATCAATCCCCAAGAGTAAGAACAACAGCAACTGCATTTACATATAATCCAGGAACAGGTGATTTAACTACAAATGGTAATGTGACTGCATATTCAGATGAAAAATTGAAAGATAATATTAAAACTATTGAAAATGCCCTAGAAAAAGTTCTTCAAATTCGTGGAGTATCATATGTAAGAAAAGATCTTGAATGTAAAGATAGAAGATATATTGGGGTCATAGCACAAGAAGTTGAAAAAGTACTACCTGAAGTTGTGGATAAAGATGATAGTGGAAATATGACTATAGCTTATGGTAATATGATTGGATTGTTAATTGAGGCAATAAAAGATCTTAAGAATAGTATAAATAAACTTGAACAAAAATTAGTTAATTATGGATAATATTAAGTACTGTTGGAAAATTGAAAATTTACTCAAAAAAAATACTGACAATTTAGAAAATGTAATTTATAACATTACCTGGAATAGATGTGCAGTAGATCTTACAAATAATATTGCAACTTCCTTATGTTCTTCTCTTGTATTAGAAATTCCAACTAATTATGAAGGATTTATTCCTTATGAACAATTAAAAGAAGAAGATGTGATTAATTGGTTGAATGAAAATATTAATCTAGAAAAACTTGATGAAAAACTAGAAGATCAAATTCAGTATAATAGATCTCTAGTACATCCTCCAAATTTTCCTTGGAACTGATTTAATTTAGATGACTCTTCAATCATCTGGTCCAATAAGTTTAGCAAATGTTCAAACTGAATTTGGAGGGACTAATCCAATTGGCATAAATGAATATTATGGAGCTGCTGCTGGAGTTCCTGCAAGTGGAACTATAAGTCTTAATGATTTTTATGGAAAGTCTGCTGGATTTGTGTGGACTCAATATTATTTGGGAGAAACGTTTGAGCTTGATGGTATTCTAAACTATGATGGACTTATAAAAACACCAGGATCTGATGCAAGTCCAGTAACATATGGCATAGAATTAATTGTACCTTCTGCCATGGAAGGAGGAGGAAGTTCCACATTAAAATACTATGTAGGAGGGGTGTTAACTCAAACTTGGTCTTCAACATCTCCTGGCACCACCCTGTATACTTATACATCTACCTTTGGATCATCATCTATACAATTTAGATGCACTCTCATAGATAACGGCAGCATGGGAGATTCCACGGTTGCTAGAGCTAAGGTGGGGGGTGTAATTGTATTTGATGCTGAGTGTAACATTCCACCATAAAATGAATTTTTATAAAGAAAAAGTTATGAATTCATTGAATAAAATCTCAGAGGAATATAATTATTTTTTGTTTGGAAACAATAGTTTAAAAAACCATTTTGTGGGAAGTATTTGTTTTGATTCCAAATTTTTAATTCCCTCCTCTTATTCAAAAAATGAACTAAAAAATAGTTTATTTACTGAAGTAGAGAATTTTTATCGTAACATAGATTTTAATAAAAAATCAATATATCAAAAAAACTATGAACATTTTGATTCTATAAAGTCAAAAATTTTTTCTACAGGATATGGAGTAATCATTACAGGAAGTGATCTTATGGTTTTAGATATAGACAACAAGTGGGAATTTAACGAGTTGTTAAATATATGTCCCAATATTGTAAATCATTCTAAATTCAGAAGAGAAAATACGAACAATTCTTATGGAATGCATTTATATTACAAAAAACCTGCTGGATTTGATGTTAGCGGAAATATTAGGAAAATTAAATTAAAAAAAGAATATCTATGGGTGTGTGGTCTTAATAAAAAAACATTTCCATCATTAGTTGATACTGCACATCTTTTTAGAAACGAAAATTATCAATATGAATTAGTTGGACATATGGATGATATAACTGAATGTCCTCAAGTAATTATAGATAAAATTATAGAAAATGAAAGTAGATATAATTTATCTTCAAACCTAACAGAGTGATCCTACTTATGGTCTGAGATCTTGTCAACTTGACACCCCAAAGACCTCATGGTACTATGTAAAAGTCTTGAGGGTTCTTTGTGACTTTGAGGCCCCAGACCTGTCTTGGTGGTGGACAGTTTAATTAGTGTACTAAGGGGGGTGGTGTCCCCCTTTTTTTATGCTATCCTGTAAGGACAGTAAAGAAAACACAGATGTCAGTCAATCTAGAAGTTAAAGGTTCTCTTGCTAAATGTCTGGCAACAGAGAACCTTATCATTGAACATAAAAAAGTATCCACTGCATCCTTTGATGTGGATCGTAGGGTTCTTGTTCTTCCTATGTGGGATAAGGCATCTGCAACTGTCTATGACCTTCTGGTGGGTCATGAAGTGGGTCATGCCCTGTTTACTGATAACATTGACTGGACAAAAGAATACTCTGATGTTCCAAGGGACTTTATCAATGTTATTGAGGATGTTCGTGTAGAGCGTCTGATGAAGAAAAAGTATCCTGGTCTGTCCAAGACTTTTTACAATGGATACAATGAACTGAATGCAGATAATTTCTTTTCTACTAATGATGAAGATCTAGATAAACTATCATTCATTGATAGAATTAATCTGTACTTTAAGATTGGTGCATTTCATAACATTGCTTTCTCAGATGAAGAGAATGAGTTTCTGACTCGTATTAGTCAATTGGAAACTTTTAAGGAGGTCCTTGATATTGCTCGTGAGATTGTAGAGTTTGTTCAGTACAAGCGTAAACAACTCACAGAAATGCCTGATTTTGTTCAAAATGAAGGAGAAAGTGGGGAAGAAGTAGATCTTCCTCAGAATTCTGAACAAAATCAAGGTGAATCTGAGCAAGGAACTGAGGAAGAAACTAAGGAAGAAACTAAGGAAGAAACTAAGGAAGAAAGTGGTGAAACTTCACAAGGTGATGAAATCTCCATGGAACAACAATCCCCTGAAGGTTGTAATTCTAATGAACCTAGCAGAGAGCATGGTGATGTTGATGAACTTCAATCCAAAACTTCACAATCCTTTGATGAAAAGGCACAAGATTTGACCAATAAGTTTGGTCAAGAGACTATCTATGCAGAACTTCCTGAAATTATTCTTGAGAATGTAATTATTCCTAATGATTATATTCATTCAAAAACAAAGGAATACTATAATCAATCATCTGAATATTGTAGAGATTGGTTTAAGACTGTAACTTCTGAATATATTTCCTATAAGAAATCTGCAGAAAAGGAAGTTTCTTATCTTGTAAAAGAATTTGAGTGTAAAAAATCTGCAGATCAATATGCTCGTTCTACAACTGCACGTACTGGAGTTCTAGATACCTCTAAACTTCATACTTACAAATTCAATGAAGATCTTTTCAAAAAGGTTTCTGTCATTCCTGATGGCAAAAATCATGGTCTGATCTTTATTCTTGATTGGTCTGGATCTATGGCAGAATGGATTTTGGACACTTGTAAGCAGATGTTTAATTTGATTTGGTTCTGCAAAAAGATCAACATTCCATTTGAGGTTTATGCTTTTAGTGTAGACTGCAACTCTTATGTTGACATTCAACCAAATCATCCTCAAATCTACAAAAAGGTGGCAAATGTTGTTGCTCCTGAGAATTCTTTTAGACTTCTCAACTTTTTCAGTAGTAAGACTAGTTCACGTGAACTAGAAGAACAAATGAAAAACATTTGGGCATGTTGTTGGGCATTTCAAAGGGGTAATGGATATGCTCCAAGTCATCTAGATCTTTCTGGATCACCTCTGGGAGATACTATGTTGGCACTACATGCTCTCATTCCTGATTTTCAGAGGAGAAATAAACTTCAGAAGGTAAATGTGGTCTTTTTGACTGATGGTGAAGGGTATGTAAATGCTATTACCACAACTAAAAAGAAATCGCATGATACTAGTTACATTGGTCTTATCAAACCATTCAGTACTACGATTCGCAATAGAAAGAATGGTAGGGTCTATCCTTCCTTTGAATATGGAAATTTCCCAAAGTATTCTAAGGTCCTTCTTTCTACCCTGAAGGATAAGTTCCCTACTGTCAATTTCATTAACTTTAGGGTTGTTCCTAACAGAGACTTTAAGACTTGTTATGATTGGTATGGTAGGGATTTTGGTGAGTATGAGAAAGTGAGGACTTTTTATAGGAAGGAACAGTTCATTACCTTCTCTGGGACTGGATATGATCAATTTAATGTAATTCCTACAAGTACTCTTTCTCAGGATGAAAAATTTGAGGTAGAAGAGGGTGCATCTAAGTCACAAATTAAAACTGCATTTGTAAAAATGTTGAATAAAAAGAAGACTAATAAGAAACTTCTTTCTTCTTTTGTTGATTTGATTGCCTAAATGGTATGATTTAGAATTATAAGAGTTGACATTACCTGATTTGACCCTTATAATTCTAATAAATATTTTTTTATTAATTTAAATGTCATGGCAAAATATCAATATAGTGATTTCCTTACTGGTGGTGAATGGAAAGTCGCCTCTAAATTGGAATATTATGATATAGTTGTTCCAAAAAATGGAGGATGGACTTTAATAAAAGAGACAAAGGATCAAATTTTTAGACACTATAAATTTGATACTTATACTGCTAAAAGAATGTGGAAAAAGTGGGCACTAAGGAGATCTAAAGATGTTATTCATCAACTAACAGGATTGCCAATAGACTCAAAGCAAGTTAAGGCTCTTCATCAAAATCTTGCAGACCAATTTAAGACAAAATTTGATGAAATTTATAATGGATATGGAAAATACCAAGAAAAACCAATTCAAGAAAGTTTTGTTTTTTCTTGTGGAAAGGAATCAGTAAAAAAAACTGACCTAAAAAAAATTAGTACTCTTGAGAATAAATTATCAGATTTAATTAATTTTATGAATTTAAAATCATATGATACTGAAATTAAGGATAGTATGATTAAAGCTTTTGTTGCAAGTGCCAGTTGATTAACTGTCCACTGGTTCCCCCAGAATCCATTTTTTCATGCTATGATTACTCTGTAATCAATTGAGATCATGCAAGAACAACTTATTACATTACTCAAAGATCAATTTGGTACTGAAATTGATGCCACTGCTGTCAAATCTGTGGCTTCTCAATTGAATACTACTTATGCTACTGCATCTAAGTATCTTCAGTCATATAAAGTTGGTCGTGGCAAATGGAATCTTGAGGCAACCATGAAAGAATTAGAGCAAACTTACAATTCTCCTGCTGCTGAAGGAACTGATACTGTTCAGACTCTTTCTGCTGTTGTGCAAAATCTTATCCCCAAAAAAGATGATACCTTCGTCAGCTTTGGCAACTTTAGTGATGTTAAAAAAGTTGTATCCTCTGGTCTCTTTTATCCTTCCTTCATTACTGGTCTTTCTGGTAATGGTAAAACTTTTGGCGTAGAACAAGCATGTGCCCAATTGGGTCGTGAACTTATTCGTGTCAATATTACTATTGAGACTGATGAAGATGATTTGATTGGTGGGTTCAGATTGGTTAATGGAGAAACTGTCTGGCACAATGGACCTGTGGTAGAGGCAATGGAGAGGGGTGCAATCCTTCTGTTGGATGAGATTGACCTTGCATCTAATAAGATCATGTGTCTTCAATCTGTTCTTGAAGGTAAAGGTGTATTCCTCAAGAAAATTGGTAAGCATGTTGTTCCCAAACAAGGGTTTAATGTATTTGCAACTGCCAATACTAAAGGTAAAGGGTCTGATGATGGTAGATTCATTGGAACCAATGTTCTTAATGAGGCATTTCTTGAAAGATTTCCTATTACCTTTGAGCAAGATTATCCTACTGTCTCAATTGAGACAAAAATCTTGACAAAGGTTGCAGAATCTCTTAAGATTCCTCTTATTGGTGAACATACTAATTTCATTAAGCATCTTTGTACTTGGTCTGAAATTATTCGTAAGACCTTCAATGATGGTGGAATTGATGAGGTAATTTCTACTCGTCGTCTTGTTCATATTATTAAAGCATATGCCATCTTTGGTAAAAA